GGCGTTAACCCAGCAGCTACCGCAACTGTTAAGCGCGTTCGGCGCATTTGGAGTGGTGCTGGGCACAGTGGCGGCGATTAGCATTCCACTTGTGTCTGCAGGATTCCAAGCCTTAGTCGGAAATCTCAAGACAGCTGAAGAGGCAAGCAAAGACTTAACGTCAGCATCAAGTGCATTCACCGCAGCGAACAATGCAGCAAGTCAATCGCTCGCGCAACTAGCAGGCGTGTTTAATGCGCAGGCAGGCCCGGCTTTAAAGATGCTTTACGAGCAACTTCTGGGCATTGCACAGCTTAATCTTGCCGACAAAATGCGCGATTTTGCCAATTCATTCATCGGCAATTTTGCGTCAATTGCACGTCTAGCGGTGCCTGAGTTTTTACGAGTGTTCATGGACACGCCTGGCGAAAAGCTTGGCAAGCAATTTGGTATTACCTCTGATGAGGCAGAGAAGCTTCTTGCGACGTTGCGAGAATTTGAGCGCGGAACTGTGCCTTTTGCAGTGTTGCGCGATCATGTGCTTGCATTGCAATTGCAAACAAGAAAAGCAACGGATGAAGGGCGCGCAAACATTCAGCAACTGCTCAAAACGCTAACAGATTTTGAAGAGGCACGTTCAAGACTCACACCGCCACAAAAAGCAGCGCAGGACGAGGCAAAAAAAGCAGCCGATGCAAGGGCTGCGTTTATTGAACGCATGCAAATTGAAAGATTGCGACTGGCAGGTCTTCCAAAAGATGGCATGACGGGCGCTGAAGCAGTGCTGATGCTAGAGGCCGCAAAACATGGCAGAGAAGCAGAAAGGCAAGCGCTAAAAACAATAGAGTTGCAGCGACAGATTACTCGCGAAAAATTGCAACAAAGTCTTGTTGAAAGAGAACAAGCAAATACTTTGGCGTTTATGGAAAACATTCATAAACGTATATTATTGTTGCGCGGTGATCCAAGCAAGGGTTTGACCGGCCCTGAAGCTCAATTTATGCTCGATGCTCTTGAGCATGGTCCACAGGCAATAGCTCTCGCGCAGGAACTTTTGCAAGTACAACAAGAGATTGCAAAGACAAAAAAGGATGAAGCAGAAGCAGAGAAGGTTGCGGCACGCGCAAGACAGGAGGAAGTAGCGCGTCATAGGGCAAGACAAACGCAACTGCGCGCAACGCGAAGCCCGCAAAGCGTGCTTGATGACGAGTTGCGTCAAATTCAAGTGGATTTTATGGACGGGATTCTTAACAGAGAAGAAGCGGACTTACTCGGAAAGAAAGCCGTAGACGATTTCAATAAAGCAATAAGCAAAACCAAAGAGCCGCTAGATGACCTTATGCGCATGGTCGACCGCACAGGTGAGCGGTTTACGGACACCTTTGTGCAGATGGCGCTTACGGGTAAAATCGAAATGGGCAACATGGTCAACTCGATCATTGCTGATCTTATGCGCATGACGGTCAAAAGCACAATTACCGAGCCTTTGTTTGCTTTTATAAAAACCGTTTTGCCGATACCAGGCAGGGCCTTAGGCGGCCCAGTGGCGGCCAACCAGCCTTATTTAGTCGGCGAGAAGGGACCGGAACTTTTTGTGCCGCGTTTTGCGGGAACAGTTGTTGCTAATTCAGGAATGTCAACAGGCAATCAAACCGTCAATAATTACTACATCAATGCAATTGACACAAAGTCGTTTGAAGACCGGCTGCTGCAAAGCAATAAAACGGTTTGGGCCGCGCACACTTACGCAAGCAAGTCGCTGTCGCCCGCAGGTAGGATATAATGTCATTCCAGACGATCTTTGACATTTCGCAGAGCATAAGCGTAAACACGCGCAAGATGGCTGGGCAGCAAGTGTCGCGCTCTGGCCAAGTGCGCACGCTTGAGTACCTGACTGCGCAGCCGTGGATTTTTACGGTTAAACCTCACGGATATCTTTACTTCCCGCACGCGCGCGAGCAACTGCAAACGATTGACAATCTTGATCGCATTACATCAGGCACAATTACGTTTTCTTCTAGCGCGCTCAGTTGGTTTTGTGCCTATCAGGGCGGACTAACGAGCGCGCAAGCCAGCGCGTTAACGCTCGCATCAGTGCCTGCAGCTAATGCAACAACCATCTTTGTCGGCAATTTGCCAAGCGTCGCGTCTAACACCATTGTGTTCAAAGCAGGCGACGTCCTGCAACTCGGCAACTTCCCTTATCGCGTCACAACGCAGGTAACGCGCGGCGCGGGTGCGACGGTGTCGGTTGCAATACACAGGCCCGTTATTGGAACACCGTCTGCGGGCGCGCTTACAGCAGTCGGTTCTAGCTGCACCTGGTCGGTGGTCGCAGAGGTTTGTCCGACGTATACCTTGATCCCGATGACCGATGGCGCATTTGTCAATTGGGATTCTGACTTTGTTTTCAGAGAGAACGTCCAATGACTACGCCGATGGCAGCGCTGTCGGGCGCGAGCATTAAGCACGGCGAATTTGTGCGCTTGACGACATCTGCCGCAACCTACACCTTTTGCAACGCGGCCGCAGCCATTACGGTAGGCGGAATTACCTTCACTGGCCTCGGCGGCCTTCTAAGCATTGGCGAGGTCAACCGAGAAATACGGGCAACCTCTGGCGATATGGTCATCACTTTAGTGGGTGTTGACCCTACTAATCTTGCGCTAGTGCTAGGAAGCAACATCAAAGGCTCAACGGTAGAGGTTTGGCGCGGCTTTTTTGACAGCAACAACCAAATCATTACGTCGCCGAGCACACAGTTTTTCCAGCGCTACCAGGGTGTTGTCATCAATATGTCGCTCCAGGAAGATTTCAACGCAGAGATGCGACAGCGCGTAGCAACCGCGTCGGTTGCATGCGCAAGTTTTCGTGAGGTGCTGGCCAATCGCATTGCAGGCGTACGCACAAACGCAGCGAGCTGGCAAGCGCTGTACCCGGCAGACACAAGCATGTCGCGCGTTAATGCAATCGCAGGGCAGTTTTTTGATTTCGGTTCGCCGCCGCAGCAAGGCTCACAAAGCGATCCTGCACAAGGCCCATCGCAAGCGGACATCGAGGAAGAAATGCGCAGGGGCGCGGCCTAAAAATGGCTAGGCTCGCAACACGTCACGACTTAAACGCTTGCAAAGCACTGTTGCGCGCTTATGCCGACGAGTTGGGCATTGCGGCGCTGCAACAACACAATGAGCTGCATGTCGAGCAATTATTTTTAGAGATGTACGCTGGGCGAGGTTTTGTCTTGATTGATGAGCAAGCACGCGGACTTCTTGCAGCAATGGTTGGGCGCAATTTTTGGAATCCTGAACTGCTGGAATTGCATGAGATTTGTTTCTATGTCCAGCCGGAGGCGCGCAAGCGGACAGTAGGCGGGAAACTATGGCTGCACTTCAATAAATTAGCGGGAGAAATGCTGACGCAGGGTCGCGTGCAAATGGTCGTCTGCTCGCGCAATCAAGGCTTAGCTATTGAGCGGTATGGGTACAAGCCCCTACATACACTCATGGTGCGTGAATGCCAGCAAGCATAGTTTTGACGGCGGTCTTTGGCAGCACGATGAATGCTGCTATATTTTTTGCAAGTGTCGGGCTTGGAGCAGCAGGCCTGGCGGCTGCTACTTTTGCGATTAATTTTGCAGTGTCGTATCTTGTGACGCGCGCGTTTGGGGCAAATAAAGCGCCAAAGGTACAGGACATGGGTGCGAGGCAGCAAATGCCGCCTGCAGCAAATAACAGTATACCCGTCGTGTATGGCAGCGCTTGGCTAGGCGGCACTTTTGTCGATGCAGCGCTGACGGCTGACAACAAGACGATGTACTACGTTCTTGCCATATCGTCGATCTCAAACCATGCAACAGCAACCTTTAGCTTTGACACTACGAAGTTTTTCTATGGCGACAGACTTGTTGCTTTTGACGGTTCCGATCAGACTAAAGTGGTGTCGCTTACAGACGGCTCAAACAATGTTGACACAAAAATTTCTGGGAATTTGTTTATTGCACTTTATACCGCAAGCGCTGCAGGGGTTATAACCGCGCGCAACGGAGCAAGCGCTCCCAGCACTTATATGGGCGGCAATGATTTGCCAGCGGCGGTGCGATGGTCGGGCACGCGACAAATGAACGGTCTTGCCTTTGCAATCGTGAAACTTAACTACAACCGCGATGCAGACACCACAGGCCTCTTGCCGATTACCTTTTATTGTACGCATTTGCCGCGCGGCGGCGCTGTCGCAAAGCCAGGCGATGTTTGGCTCGACTACATGTCTGAGTCTAAGTACGGCGCAAACATGGCGGCGCTTTGCAATACCGCAAGCGCAACAGCGCTTAATAACTACAGCGATGAAAATATAACGTTCACTCCTGCGGGAGGCGGCGCGCTGCAGTCTCAGCCGCGCTACAGAATCAACGGGGTTGTTGACACGGGCCAGCCTGTACTCAATAACGTCGACAAAATATTAGAGGTTGCAGACAGTTGGATGGCCTATAACGCTGCGGCAGGTCAGTGGGCTATTGTCATCAACAAGGCCGAATCGTCAACCTTTAGCTTCAACGACAGCAATTTAATCGGCGCGATTGACGTTGCAGCGCTCGATCTGACGCAGCAGATTAACGCGATCGAGGTCGAGTTTCCCGACAAACTCAACCGCGACAAAGTGAATATGGTTCAGCTGTCAACGCCTGCAAACCTTCGGTATTCCAACGAGCCGGACAACAAACAAACCACGCGTTTTGAATTAACGAACGACTCGGTGCAAGTGCAGTATCTGGCAAACCGCCGTTTGGAGCAGGCGCGCGAGGATCTTGTCGTTTCAATCACCGCTGCATACCCGGCCATACAGGTCGACGCGGGGGACGTTGTTGACATAACGAACGCAGATTTTGGCTTTAGCGCAAAGCTGTTTCGTGTCATTCGCGTTTCGGAGGCTAGTCTGACAGACGGCAATCTTGGCGCAAAACTTGAACTAAACGAGTACAACGCACAGGTTTACGATGACGCAACAATCGAAGCCTTTACACCATCGCCAAACTCTAACGTGACGGCTGCGGGCTTTATCTCTGCCGCGAATGCACCAACCGTCACTAACGCTCAGCCAAATCAGCAGCCGCCTACTTTTGATGTTGTATGCACCATCCCGTCGACTGGGCGTGTGACGTTTTTGGCGCTGTACTACACCACAGTAGCGTCACCATCGGACACGGACTGGAAACTATGGGCGGTCGAGAATCTGATTAACGGCTCAACATTCACAAATGCAACAACGTACACCTTTAAGAATATTGTTCTAGCACCCGCGACATATTATTTTGGATTTTTGGCTGGTAACGATTTGGGTGCTGTGCGCAGCGCGGTCAGCGCAGCGCTTGTCTGGGGACCAATAACTCCTACAGGGCCAACAGGCCCAACAGGCCCAACAGGTTCCACTGGCAGCACTGGATCAACCGGCGCAACTGGAGTAACCGGTAACACTGGTACGCGTTCTGCGTCGGGTTTTATATATTATTATCAGTCCAGCGCAAACGCACCTGCAGCGCCAACAGCAAGCAACTTCAATTTCACAACTGGGCTGTTTAGTACGCTTAGTGCAGGTTGGAACACAACATTTT